CTTGCAACGCCAACATTTTATCATTGTTATGATCGCTTATCAAGTTGGATAAGCGATAATTCTCGTAATATTGCTTGCAACGCCAACATTTTATCATTGTTATGATCGCTTATCAAGTTGGATAAGCGATAATTCTCGTAATATTGCTTGCAACGCCAACATTTTATCATTGTTATGATCGCTTATCAAGTTGGATAAGCGATAATTCTCGTAATATTGCTTGCAACGCCAACATTTTATCATTGTTATGATCGCTTATCAAGTTGGATAAGCAAGATTTTATGGATTTATCTTGTTTAAGAAATCTTGCTTAAGAAATCTTGCTTATCCAACTTGATAAGCAAGATTTTATGGATTTTGCTTACCATTTCCCAGTGGTCTTTTTCACCATAATGTTCTGTCCTTTCGCTTTCTTTTTCGCATTCGGGTCATATTCATCCCCATCATCGTCGGTTAGATTCTTCGACAATTCCCAAAACTCTTTCGCACCAAGTTTGAAGTCAGGTCTGTTCTCCGCTTTATACCAAAATACCTGATCATTGATCTTGTTTGACTTGGAGTTGTTCGAAATCACCATGCACTCGTAATTCTCAGTCGTTTGGTCCATAATCGAGCAAAATGATTCCAGTGTCGGAAACATCGATGCATAGTTCTCCCATATTTTTTTACGATTTGACAAATAATTCTCTCGCAAAATAAAAACGTAGTCTATATTGGTGCGGAGATTTGGCGGAATACCCAATGGGTATTGCATAGTGATGATTAACATGATCTTCCAGTGCCTTCCGTTCATAAACAACGCACGCATCAACTTGTCTTTGGTCCAGCTGCTGTCGTAAAGACAATCATCGAGAATCACAAACGTCCTTGGATCGATCGAGCATTTTTTGTAGGTTTCCATTTCGGTTTGGCACTGCTTCATTACGGCCTTTTGTCTTCGGAGAACATTTTCGATAAGGATGCTGTTGTATTCTTCGTGGATAAAGAGTTTAGGAACGAGTTTGCCGTAAAAGCCGTTACCGGCCTCTGTGCCGGACATCACAGTGCCGATGGGAATGTCTTGATGATGATATAGCAAGTCTTTTACCAAAAATGTTTTACCCGTGTCACGACGGCCGATTAAGACAATTACAGGACCCTTGTTCTCTTTCGGATCAAAGGTAATAGATCTCATATCGAATTTTTTCAACTCCAGTGTCATTTTTTATAAATAAGTAGAATATTATAAATACATACTTAAACCGATTAGTTCAATATTTTACTAAAATACATATTTAATAAAATATAATGTTTAGCATTAACTACAAGAAAGTGAAAAAGTTTGATTTAGAATCGGCGAAACATGAATCTTCGCAAGACAATGACTACAACCCTTTCGAGATCCGCGATTTGCAGTCTTACCTCCCCACGTATACCCGATTTTTCGAAATGGATGACAAGAACTACAACAAGATTGCATTAAACCATCGATATCAAGTGCATGATTTGAAAACCGTGTATGATACTGCAGCTTCTTCAGATTTGCTGATTGAAAAACCGATCTTTGTGAAATACTCGCCGGTCCTCGATCCCTTGCATTTTTTGCGGGGCAAATACAATTTAGAAACGGAGGTTACTCGAACCCTTCCCAAGTTCAACGAGACATGTTTGTCTAAACTGATGGACGTGAACAATGCATCTTATGTGGATGGATTCTTTTCATACTTGACTTCGATGATGAAGGAGACACATGGGTGGATTCACGGGATTGAATATTACGGGTCCTTCATGGGGGTTCAGCGAAAGTTTCGGTACAATATTGCCGATGATTTGGATTTTGTTATGAATTGCCCCTATTTTGTAAACAATATGAACAAGTATTTTACGGTTGATCCCGTGGCATCGTCCATTATAAATAAGTCTTCCGGTGAAGGTTCCAGATCGAATAAAATCAAACTGGCAATTGATGATGCGGACGATGCGATTGTACTTGATTTTGAAAACCTGTCTCCCGATTCTCTCGTTGAGAACACAGAACACGTCTCTGGATTGGAGGTCGAGTATGAATCGAAAGATAAAGACAAAAGTGAAAGTAGCTACAGCGATAGTAGTAGTAGTGACAGTGAAAGTGATAATAGTGAAAGCGAATGCAGTTATGACGAGAGCAAAGGGTCTGATTGGGAGACAGAATCTGGATCTGAATCTGAATCCGAATCTGAATCTGGATCCGAGTATGAAGACGAAGAACAAATGTTCAGTTATTTGAATGAGTTCCCAGTCCAACTGATTTTCCAAGAGAAATGCACCGGAACATTTGATAAACTGATTATGCAACGCCAACTCAACGACGAACAATTCATCGATGCTCTGATGCAAATCACCTTGATATTGGCTACATATCAAAAGATGTTTAACTTTACACACAATGATCTACACACAAACAACGTGATGTTTGTTGAAACGGACGTCGAGTTTTTATACTACAAGATCGATGGTCTCTACTACAAAGTCCCCACAAATGGCCGCATTTTCAAGTTGATCGATTTCGGAAGATCCATCTACAAGTTCGGTAGTAAAACGTTTTTCAGTGATAGTTTCGCACCCTCGGGAGACGCATCCACTCAATACAATTGTGAGCCATTTATGAATCCCAATAAACCAAGAATCGATCCAAATCCCAGTTTCGACTTGTGCCGCCTTGGTTGCTCCATCTTCGATTTTGTCTGTAGAAGCAAAGATTTGAAAACCCCTCTACAAAAACTGGTTGACAGTTGGTGCAACGATGATTTCGGAAAAAGTGTTCTCTACAAATCAAGTGGACAAGAGAGATATCTGGATTTCAAGTTATACAAGATGATTGCACGCACGGTGAACAACATTGTCCCGAGAGATCAATTGAAAGCCCCGATCTTTTCCAAGTATGTAGTAGCCGGTGATGTGATGGGCGTGATGGACATCGATGCATTTCCCGTATATTATGCATAATTCAAGTGAATAAATAAATATATATATTTGTATTTGTATACATATATATAATGTCAATAATGGCTCGCATCTATTTCCCAAGTTCGGTTGGACAAAAACGACCCGGCGTGGATTTAACAAGCAGATATATCTTTGAAAAGTCAGAAAAGAGACAAAACTCGATACTCGTGCAAACGAAAAACGAAGGATCCCCTGTCAAAACCATGTTGTCTCACAACTTGATGAAACTCTATCGAGCAAACATGAAAATCCCATTGCAATATCCGACCATCAATATTGGAGGAGACCACTCGATGGCCATCGCCACCGTCGCCGCATCTTTGCAAAAACACGGACCCAACCTCAAGGTGATTTGGTTCGACGCACATGGAGACATAAACACGCGAAAGACGTCTCCGAGTGGGAACTTTCACGGCATGCCGCTGGCGTTTTTGACCGGACTGGATCGCGATTTTACCTTGTTCCCATTTTTACAAAACATTCCGACGCTCGCATTTAACAACATATTGTATTTGGGTATCCGAGATCTGGATGAGGGTGAAAAGCAAGTATTGAAAGAGAAAAACATCAAGTTCATCAAAAGTGCCGATATAAACAAAGATCCAGATGCCGCGTTCAATATGATTCGGGCATTTGTCGGCAAAGACCCGGTGCATTTGTCTTTCGATGTGGATGGGATCGATCCGTCGGAAATGCCGTGCACAGGGACGGTTGCAAATCGCGGGGTCCGCGTTGACGCGGTTAAACCGATTCTTGATAAAATCATGAAAAAGACAAATCTGATCAACCTCGATATCACCGAGTTCAATCTCGAGATCGGCAATGAACGAGAGAAAGATGTGTCGATCCGCAATTTCATCAAGCTTTTTCGAAAATATCTTTAGTGATTATTATACATTCGCATCAATTCTGTTGAGTTCTTGAAGGTAGCAACTTTATCATAATGTCCATAAATGATATCTTCCTCCTTCATTCTTGGATCAAATGCCTGCATGATTTTCAAGAAAAACTCGAAGCCTTTTTCGTCGATTTTGTCTGCCCAACTGTTGTTTGTAAATATCTTGCATGCGATTCCATTTTTGCGTAAATAGAAAAACATCAATAACAAAGCATCATATCGTTCAGCGGTTCCTGAAATATATTGAGCAATTTCTTCAACATTGAATTTTCCATCTTGACATTGTGTCGGATAGTTGGGTATCATAATCAATTGACATATAGACAATGTGTTATCCAAATCAAACAAAACGCATCGTTCCTTTTTTGACGACGATTCGTTTGCCCATTTTATAATACCTTTGATTTGAGAGATGGTAATGCCTTGGCTTGTTCGAAGTGAACATTGATTGCAAAGATTGGCCGAATGGTTCATGTCCATTCCTTTGGCAATCTGTTGGGCATATCGATTGTCTTTGTATTTTTTAGAAAACAGGATTGGATAATGAAAATCCGGTTTGTCATTCAGAATTTGATTGTATGGTGTATCTGGCGGAATGTATATGGATTTTATCTTTGGAAACATGTCTCTAAATGGTTTTATGTTTCGGTTGTAGTCGTCATCAAAAAACAGGATAGTATCTTTTTTGTTTTGGCGTTTTTGTGTTTTCGATTTTACATAATTTCGTTTTTTTGTTGGAGCCATTATACAAAATGATGAAGATATTATCAAGGGTGTAAAAAATATTGGTCTAAGACGTCATAAATCAATGGATCCCCAGAGACTTATTAAAAATGCAAAGATTTCCGGCTTCCAATCGTTGGAGACAATAAAAGACACGATCAAGACGTTCATGTGGGAAACCACATACCACGATGGCTTTGAAGACTGGTCACAACGAGTCAATCCCTCAACCAGTGTAGAGATTCATCGAATCAAAGTGTTCAAATACATAATTGAAGTGTATGCGACAGAGGAACCCACGACATTTGACGTTTCCATCCATACAAATACCGTCACGATTCGAACCGGCGGAACCTTGTGGAATAACTACGAAGCCTGTTTTGACGAACTATGTCATTATCTGTCTGAAGCAGATAAGTCAATTCAGCGATAATATATATCTTTTTCTTTAAGTTAAAACTCACAAATCATATCAAACACATCACTTGAAACATTTTTATTCGCAAGAGCATATTCACTGACTGTTCGTTCGAAGAAGTTCGACTTGCTTTCTAAACTGATCAACTCCATGAAATCGAGGGGGTTTGAACTATTATATAGCTTGTCGATTCCCAATTGAACGCAGAGACGGTCTCCTACAAACTCCACATATTGACTCATCAGTTTCGAGTTCATTCCAATTAAGCGACACGGCAACGATTCGGTGATGAACTCCTTTTCGATCTCGACAGCCTCCTTGATGATCTCCGCGATCTGCGACTTTGCCAGTTTTACGTGCAGTTTCGAATAGAGAAGGATTGCAAACTCGGTATGCAACGCTTCATCGCGGCTGATGAATTCGTTCGAAAGGGTAAGTCCAGGCATGAGTCCGCGTTTTTTGATCCAATAAATGGAGGCAAAACTACTGCTGAAAAAGATGCCCTCGACGCACGCAAATGCGATTAATCGCGTGGCGAACGATTTGTCTTCGTTAGTATACCCGATCCACTTACGAGCCCAGTCTGCTTTTTTGGTAATGGAAGGACAGGTTTTGATTGCATTGAACAATCGGTGTTTTTCGTTTTTGTCTTTGATGTAGGTTTCGATTAAGAGACTGTACATCTCCGAGTGAATGTTTTCAATGGCGATTTGAAAACCGTAAAATGCCCGTGCCTCTGAGAGTTGGACATCCGCCATAAATCGGGTAGCCAAGTTTTCCATAACAATTCCGTCACTGGCTGCAAAAAACGCGAGAACCATCGAGATAAAATATCGTTCCTCGTCGTTGAGTTTTGCCCAATCGCTCAAATCTTTGGACAAATCGATCTCTTCGGCACGCCAAAAGCAGTCTACTTGCTTCTTGTACATTTTCCAGATGTCTTCGTCCTGGATTGGGAACATAACGTAACGCGAGGTGTCTTCGGTTAAAAGTGGATCTGTCATTCCTAAATAATATAAAACGTAGATTTTTATATTATCCACAATCACGCATTGCTCACAGTTTTGATTATTTTTACTCTCGATGGATGTAGGACAAAATGTTGAATTTGTCTTTTGTTTGATAACACCTTCAATAACATCTTCAAGTCTAAGAGGAAGGATTTAAAGGAAACCTAAGGTTTCCTTTCCTTTAGTTTAGAACAAAAAAATCAAATGATTTTCTATTTTAAAATCACGACTAAATGATCAAATCCAACATCGATACATCCAATATAGACGCAAAAACATTTCACAAGATGCTGTTTATTTTCAAATGCGTCGAGAATGGGTGGAAAGTGAAAAAACGCGACGACAAATACATATTCCAAAAGTCCCACGACGAGAAACGCGAGGTGTTTATGGAAGACTATTTAGAGAAATTCATTGCTGAAAACTCTTCTTTATAGGTTTCGTATATAAAGAGAAAACCCATTATACGGATTAGAATGGAATCGACCGACGTCAAAAAAACCCTTGACAACTCTCTTTTACAAAAATACGATGTCAAGTTCTACGGAAGTGACCGAGACACCTACGACATCATCAATGACTTCTTGGAAGACAATCAAAGCGAGCGTGCATTTTATATCATCGATCTGGGTGCTCTGATGAATTCATACACAACCTGGTTCAAATATTTGCCCACGGTGCATCCTTACTATGCAGTAAAATGCAATCCCAATCCCGTGATTTTGGACGCACTCGCATCTCTCGGATGCAACTTCGATTGTGCCAGCGAAAACGAAATGAAGATGGTGATCGAAATCACGAAAGACCCTTCCCGCATCATCTTTGCGAACCCTTGCAAGATGTCATCGCAAATCCGGTATGCAAGAGCGAACGACGTGGATTTGATGACATTTGACTGCGAAGAAGAGTTGTATAAAATCAAACTCTACCATCCATATGCGAAACTGGTTCTGAGGTTGGCAGTAGACGACAGCAAAAGTAAATGCAAGTTTAACAAGAAGTTTGGATGTAAACTGAGCCAAGTAGAAGAACTGTTGACGATTGTGAAAACATTGAAACTCGACGTGATTGGGTTCAGTTTCCACGTGGGAAGCGGATGTTCGTCGGCAGAAACTTTTTACGAGGCGATTCGCGAATGCAAACATGCGGTTGATATTGCAACACAGATCGGAATCGAGATCACAACAATTGATATTGGTGGCGGGTTTCCTGGGATTGATCGAGATGTGAAGTTTGAAGACATTGCGAGACAAATCAATTTGGGCATCGAAGAGTTTTTCACGACGGATCATGGAAACATCCAGTTTATTGCAGAACCCGGAAGATATTTCGCCGAGTCGAGTCACACTCTGGTGTTGAATGTCATTGGTAAAAAGAAACTGGTCGACGAGCAAACTGGAGAGAAAACGATAATTTACTATTTGAACGACGGGATTTACGGATCCTTTGGGTGCATCTATTTTGATCACCACAGTCCAACTGTTTTACCTTTTAACGAGAGAAATGACAAGGTGCACAAAAGCAGGCTCTTCGGACCGACATGCGATTCGATTGATTTGATTTCGGACGAGATCATGCTTCCTGAATTGGCAATTGGGGAGTGGGTATATGTGGAGAACTTTGGTGCATATACGGTGGCGTCATCAAGCAATTTCAATGGATTTAAGACAAGTGTCTTCAAGTATATATTCCGTTCATAGACCACCCATGTCAAGAAAACATCTCCGAGTTTTCTCTTTCCAATCCATTCATGATTCGCTCAAACTGTCTCGCAATCTCCTTTTCCAAATGGGGCAAACGAGTATATAACATGGGGTTCTCATATGAACCGCCACAGGTCGCATATTTATTGGGATTAAACTTAATAACTATGTTTTTGTGTTGGTCTTGTGTTTCATTATCATATACGATTTGAAGGACATCATCACCAATTTGTATTTGACTTGATCCTTGCTCATGCACAAACCCATCGAATCTTGAATCAATGAATTTTTGGATGACGTCATCTTTGCATTTGTAAACAGTTTGCAGAGAAAGTGGATCGGACGGAAACGTCTTCACATAACATCGTTTACAGAAACCTTTAAACCTCGGTAAAACGGTTTTGCAAGAACACTGGGAACATGATTTACTTGATTGTTGCGGTTCAACAAGAGAGACACACATCTTTTTCACATTTTTACTATCCGGTTCTCGATGATGTAAACAAAACAAGGGTTTCCCAAAACAATATCCATAAACCGCATTGTTTCGACAAGTGTCCTTTTTACAAATGGTCGGCATCCCCTATAAATTACCCCCTAAATATAAAATCGGGGGGCAAACCATGGTGAAACTCCATCTACATTGGGCCGATATGTTTGAGAAAACGGTTTTCTATATTGGTGTAGAACGGGTCATATACATGTTTAAAGCAGTTTTCGAAACATGTAGAAACCCGCGTGTTATACGCTTATATTTAGGAAGAATTATGTTTTTAGATTATATAAAAAAATGGGAGGAGCTTTAATGCAATTAGTCGCCTACGGCGCACAAGACGTTTTCCTTACAGGAAACCCCGAGATCACTTTCTGGAAGGTGTCTTACAGACGCCACACCAACTTTGCCATGGAGTCCATCGAGCAGACCTTCAACGGTCAGGCTGATTTTGGTCGCCGTGTTTCTTGCACCATCTCCAGAAACGGAGATCTTGCTTACCGCACCTATGTTCAGGTTACTCTCCCCGAGATTAACCAGGGCACTTCCGGCTCTGTCTATGCCCGTTGGTTGGACTACCCCGGTGAGCAGCTCATCGCTCAAGTCGAGGTCGAGATCGGTGGTCAGAGAATTGACCGCCAATATGGTGACTGGATGCACATCTGGAACCAGCTTACCTTGTCTGCCGAGCAGCAGGCTGGTTACTACAAGATGATTGGCCACACCACTCAGCTCACATACATCACTGATCCTCTTTTCGCTGAGATCAATGGTCCTTGTGCCGCTGTTGGTGGCCCCAGTCAGGTTTGTGCCCCCAGAAAGGCCCTTCCTGAGACCACCTTGTACATCCCCCTCCTCTTCTGGTTTTGCCGAAACCCCGGTTTGGCTCTTCCTCTTGTTGCCTTGAAATCTGTAGGGCAGAAAAGCATCCGACCCAAAGTATGCGAGAACTACTTTGGAGAATATTCGTTCGAGGCTCGCAATGACTTCTTTAGTCATCCTCAGATGCTAGTCGCATGTGCTTGTTGAAACGACAAGCCGTGCGGCGACAATTTCAAATTGCGGGAAACTCTTAAAGACGGTAATTCATGTTTAAAAGAATTTAAAAATAGTGTAAATAATAATATAAAAATGAAAAAGTGTTACATATGCAAAGTAGACAAGGTAATAAATAATTTTGGTAATTTAAAATCAGCCCCAGATGGTCATAGATACGATTGTAAAGATTGTAGAAAAATATATCGCGAACAAAATAAACAACATATTAAAAAAAAACAAGATGAATATTATGAAAATAATAAAGTAAATCTTCTTGTAAAATCAAAAAAATATAGAGTAGAGAATATTACAGCAATACAATCCCAAAAAAAGTTGTATCGCAATCGCGAAAATATAAAAGAACACATTCGGATCAAAAATCAAGATTACTTACCAGTTAAAAAAGAAAAAATAAAAGAAAGAAGAAAAACCGATTTGTCATTTAGATTGTCAGAAATTTTAAGAAGTAAAATTCATAAAATGGTAAAAGGCAAAGAAACATCTTACAAAGATTTGATAGGATGCGATTCTAAATGGTTTAATAAATGGATTGAATTTAGATTTGATGATAAAATGAATTGGGATAATTTGGGAACATATTGGGAAATAGATCATATACTACCAATAACCAAATTTAATCACATCGATATTGAAGAATCCAAGGTTTGTTTTCACTGGACAAATTTCCAACCTTTGCATAAAACAGAAAATAAAGAAAAATCAAACAAAATATTATTACACTATTATTTCAATAATCTAGTATCAGTTATTAGATTTAACAATAAACATAAAGAATTTTTAGGCTACCAAGCATTGAACGAAAGTTTAATGTGGCTGAGAAAGAAACTCAGGTATGGTAAAAATGCCACGTATGATAAGGAAAGTAAAAAATCCTTTGAAATAGACAATCCGCAGCCAAGCATCTACGTTCACAATGATGAGAATATGATGAAGGTTCAACGACTAAACGGAATTGGGTCTGAGGAGTTTAATCAACTCCGATGAAGGCTTAAGATATAGTCTACTCCCCGGCTAAGTTTCTGTATGTAACACGTTAATCAATACAGAAATGCCGATAAATACACCGAAAGGTGGGGTATATGTGATGTACAGTATCACGAGGTCAAGATTAACATCGATTTCAGACCTATTGGTGAGTGCTTGTGGGCTGTTAAGGATTTGACTGCCATCAGCAGTACTTCCTCCCAGGCTGTCACTACTGCCTACCAGCAGTCCCTCGTCGCCGCTTCTATCTACGTTGATTTCATCTTCTTGGATACTGACGAGCGAAGAAAGATGGCCCAGAACCCCCATGAGTACCTCATTGAGCAGCTCCAGTACACCGGTGACGAGTCGGTCGGATCTTCCTCAAACAAGATCAAGATCAACTTCAACCACCCTTGCAAGGAGCTCATCTGGGTTGTCCAGCCCGATGCCAACGTCGACTACTGTGCCTCCCTCGAGGGCAACAGTACCCTCTTCAAGGTCCTCGGTGCCCAGCCCTTCAACTACACCGATGCCATTGATGCTCTCCCCCCCTCGATCCACGTCTTCGGCGGCCCCGCTGAGACCACTGGTGCCAACGCCTTCATTAGTGGAGGTGTCTTCCAGATGCCTGGTGCCATCGACGGCCTCGTCTCTGGCGGAGTCAACTCCGCACAGGACTGGCATACGTCGGCAGGCGGTGTCTTCAACAGCGACGGCTCTGTCCCTTCCGGCTCCATGTTGTCCGATGCCGGCACCTTCGTCTTGGCCGAGACTGCCCTCAACCTCCACTGCTGGGGCGAGAACCCCGTCGTCACTGCCAAGTTGCAGCTCAACGGCCAGGACCGCATCTCCGAGAGAGAGGGATCCTACTTCGACGTTGTTCAGCCCTTCCAGCACCACACCCGTGCTCCCGACACCGGCATCAACGTTTATTCCTTCGCCCTCAGGCCTGAGGAACATCAGCCATCCGGTTCCTGCAACTTCTCCAGAATCGATAACGCCACTCTCCAGTTGGTGCTGTCCTCTGGAACTGTTTCCGGTACTTCCACCGCCAAGGTTCGTGTCTATGCCTACTCTTACAATGTGTTGAGAGTGATGGCCGGCATGTGCGGCGTGGCTTACTCAAGTTAAGCGAACTGTGACCAATATTTGGTGCCAGTTTTATTATATTTTACTATATTCGTCGCTTATAAATTTATTTTAATTAACTAATTTGATTTTAAAAAAACAAAATTAAATTATTTTTTTGTGGTCCATTGTTTATGTTACCACTTATGCTTAAATAATTTTTAATTAATAAAATATTTTGATTTAATTTGAACAAAAATTAAATTAAAACACGTGTTTACCTATTTTTTCATTGCTTTACGTTCATCGTAACTAAGTTTCGATTTATTACAATTTAGTATATTTGTTACAGTAACGCTTGGTTTGACCATTTCTTTTTTTACACAGTTCTCGTAAATTTTCTGTAATTTCGCAAGAAAAACGTCGTAATCACTTTCTTTTTTCATAATATTACATTGACCACAACACGCGTTGGAATTATGAAACGTATATCCTTGCGTATTATCAAACCGATCTATGCCATTTGTATGATGTTCGTTAGATTTTTTTCCGCAAATATAACAATCGTTTTTTATCAAACTATAATATTCATCCTTAGACAACTCAAAATCATAATTGCGTTTTTCTGCATTTGTTTTATACTTAGAATAATATGATCCTACTTGATCAGAAAACGCGTCTGGATATCTCTGTCCAGTTGGCAACAAGTTGTTATGTGTTAAAATATGCTCAGCACGTTGAATAAACGTGATATTGTCGACAGCACCTTTCATCATATTACATTCAGTACAACAACTTACACAATTATCTATTTCATATCCTTTTATACTGTCCATGCGATCAATTCCATTAAATCCCTTATCTTGCATAATTCCACAGTAATAACACGGATGTTTTGTTATGTTATCAAACTGTTCTTTTGTCAAATTAATGCTTCCTGCATAACTCCGATTTCTGTGATTCAAATTTTTAAACGCAACAATTTCAGGGTTTGCATCACTCCACGTACGTTTTGCGGCAACTCGTTCAGGTTTCTTCGAATTGATCCGATCCAGTTCTCTCACATGTTCTTTGTCGCGTTTTTCGTTTTGTCTCTTGAACTCGTCGCGGCATTGGCTGCACGTTTTAAAGGAAACCAAGGTTTCCTTTGGATCCTTCCTTAGATCTGAATTCGGCACTTCATTTACATTATTAAAGGAAACCAAGGTTTCCTTTGGATCCTTCCTTAGA